TCTGATGAGAGAAAGAAAGCCAAGCCAAGATACAAACCTGTCACTGACATCTATGCAACCGTGACCAAATCCATGAACGGCAGTGAGTATTGTCAAGTGATCTTTACAGTTAAGGATGAGTTCTTTCCAAAGAAAATGCCCTTGATGTTTGGACATCCTAAGGCACACCACATGGCTGTTCGTAGATGGAAGAAGATAGCAGAGAAGTGGGGTGCTCCTGAGCAACCCTGGATGGCTGCTGAATTAATTAATAGTGGTGCCTTTGAAAACATATCAGAAATTGTCTTACAAAAACAGGGCAAGTATGAGAATGTTATAGGGATCAAAACAAAACAAAATAAAGAGATAATGTTATGAACAGACAAGAAAAGATTGAATACTACCAGCGTTGTATCAAAGCATACAAAAAACGTGTGCCAGCTTCAGTATACAAACAACATATAAAATGGTATGAAGACGCAATAAAACGTGAGGAACAAATCAACATGATTAAAGAAGTTCAAATGATAAAAATGCGTAAAGACATTAATTACTTGCAAAATAAATATGGATTTACCGATAGCTCTCTTGCAAAAATAGGCGGTCTTGCAATAAGAACCATTAGAGAATTTATGGTAATGAATAGAAATTTGTCAGATAAAAATTTTCATATACTTAACGATAGTATAAAAACAATAAAAGAACAAATTAAAGAAGCAGAGGAGTACCAACCACTGCACGAACTCCTAGAGAAACAAATTGATTCTGATTGGTTACAAATGCAAGAAAATATATTGGAGAAACAAAATGACAATTAATCATTTACTTGATGAAGTAGAAACAAATGCTGAGAGACGCCAAAGATTTTATTTGGGCATCAGTGGTATCGGTAATCCTAATCAAAGGCTCCTTTGGATGCGATACCGCTGGCTCATGCCTGATGAATGGGAGCCAAGAGTTCTTAGGTTGCTAGACTTAGGTAATGTAGTAGAAGATCACTTGATCGAAAAGCTACGCAAGATACCAGGTGCAACTATCTACGATGTGCAAAAGGACGGCAGACAGTTTGAAACCAAAGCATTCGGTGGCCATTTGAAAGGACACATAGACGGTGTGGCTAAGAATTTACCTGGACTTAAACCAAACAAGCCATACCTACTAGAGTTTAAGACAGCTAACGACAATCGTTTTAACAAGCTAGAAAAACTAGGTAGCTATTGTAATTGGTCAGAGGAGTATGACGCACAGATTCATTTGTATATGGGCTTGTTTAAATTAGATCACTGCATAGCCATTGTTTATAACAAGAACAACTCTGCTCTATACACAGAGATCATAGACTTTGATTACTTAAAGTTTGAAATGTTTATGGACAAAGCTGAAAACATATTAAAGACCAAGACACCACCAGAGAATCACATACCATTGACTGACTACAGAATACGCAGTTATATGTCAAAGAAACAACAGGCCGCATATCTTGGTAGGTCTTTGCCTGAGAAATTACATTGTAGGTCTTGTCGTTTTTCTAATCCAGATATTGAAACAGGCGAGTGGGTTTGTTCTCAAGACAATAGAGTGATAAGCAAAGAAAGACAAACCACAGGTTGTGCAAACCACAACTACATACCTGAACTAATACCAGCTAAAGTATTACAAGTTGATGATACCTTTGTAGTCTACGAAAAAGATGACTTTAGGTTTGTCAATGTAGCTAAAAACAAACAATCTACAGGAGATAATTTTTATTCTAGTGAGGAGCTGATAGAGATTGTCAACAGTAACTTTCCAAAAGAACTGATCGTTCAGTGTGAGAATGTTAAAAAGCTTTTGAATGGAACAATATCTAGTATAAGGCCTTGGGTTGAAACAGGTGTGCCTTTCTAGGCTTTGGCTTTACTTATAACCATAATCTCAATACCTGGATACAAAGCCTCAACAAGTTTCTTTTTTAATCTAAACATAGGAGTCTGCATACCCTTGGTATCTTCTATGATCTCATCGCCATTGATGTTCTTATATTTAAAGTCAGCCTTGTAAAGACATACCTTCTTGTCATTGACTACACATGGGAAAGGTGGGTGTACTTCTATGTCAGAGATTAGGCCTTGTTCTTCTAGTTCTTTAAGATGATTGTATCTAGCTGCCTCAAGTTTGCTATCAAAAGTATAGCCATCTAGTCTTACTTTTTTTGCTCCGTATTTGTTATACAAGTTATATTCCTAGTATTTTCTTTTCTTCTTCTTCTCTTAATAGTTGAGATGCTCTACTAGGTTGAGCAAGACTAGGTGCTTGAAACTGTCCTTGTAAAGATTGTCCAGTTAAATCTATTGAAGCAGAAGCCAAGTCTCCAATAGGTACTTCTTGAGGTGCTTTAATATCTGTTCCTTGTAAAGCAAAGTTAAGTACATCTTGATTAACTTCACTAGGTTTAAATATACCTAGCATAACCAAGTCTCTGTTAGCTACCTTAGCAATCTTTAACTGTTCGCTAATGGCATAATCAGGAACTCCCAATGTTCTTGCATCTTCTATAGCTGTGTAAAGAGTTCTTAAAGAATTGTATCTGTCTTTGTTTGTATTGATGTAACCTTTAACAAAACTTTCTGCATCTCTTCTGTTATTTGATCTAAGCAATCTATTAAATTCATTAGTTGTTTCTCTTATAGCTCTCTTAGACTCTGCTGCTTTGTAATACAAAGATCTTTCTAGCTGTGGTTTAACAACTTTAATACCAGAGAAAGCTTGTACCATTGTCTCTGCTACATCAATAGGTTTTCCTTTTGGACTAATTAAATCTTCTTCTCCTGTAAAGACAGAGGCTGCAGCTGTTACAAAATCTTTAGGAACTATCTGTGTTCCTTCTGCATCAACTTGTACTGAAAAAGGCAGTGCTGTAGGTGCTATAGAATTAAAAACGTGAATCATTGATTTTAAACCCTTATCACCTAATAAATCTGATTCGTTATAAATAATTTTACCTGTTGATGTTTGACCAGCTTGTGCTTCAAGTAAAGCGTTAGCACCTATACTTGTAGATAAAAAAGGATTTGCCATTTCTCCTACTGAATCTATTGTTGCATTACTTGCTATGCTTAATAAACTAGCTTCATTTCTATTGCCAGCAGCAACTGCATTTAACACAGCTCTAAATGGTCTTTGTAAATAATCATAGGGATTGGTGTAACTGTAATTAATAAATCCTGTAATATTTCCTTGTGCATCAGTGCTGGTTGGAATCATAGTCGCAGTCTTTTCCCAAGGTGCAGCAAAAGATCTTTTATATGCGTCTATCTGTTCTTGACTTGAACCAGTTAAGGCTAGACCTGCTGCGGTTAAACCTGCTGGAACTCCAACAGTAGTAGTTAGTCCAGACGTTAGTCTTCTCATTCCTACTTTTTGTAATTCTGCATTGTTACTTGCTAGTTCTTTAATACCTCTTGATATAGTGTTGCCAGTATTTCTTACTATCTCAGCAGGAAAAGCTGTAAAGTTACCTATGACTGGTATAAATTTTAATTGTTTTACTATCTCAGGAACTCTTGAGTAAGTGGGAGTTACATTCAAAGCTATGTCAGCAGACTCTGCTTTAATAAATTTATCTAAAGCATCATCGCTTACAGATTTTAATTCACCAACATTGATAGTACCATCTGATCTAATAAGTTTTTGAATATCAGTATTAGAAAAATTCTTAGCAGCATTGACAGGAATAAAGGCATCATCAGTAGAATCAGCTATAACCTTTGCAAGTTTTGCTTGTTCGCCATTCCAATTAATCCACCTAGCCGCGTTATCTGATCCTGTATAAATTCTTTCAACAGGTTTTAATGCTTTCTGTAATTTATTTGTAAGACCGTTTGATTGTAATTTTTTCATCAAAGCAACATCTTCTATAGCATAAGAAGCTAAGTCAGCTATTTCTTCTAACTGCGTACCTCTTCCTACTACAATACCGTACTCTCTTCCTTCTTTAATATCTTTGTTGTATTTTGTTTTTTGCCTTGGATCAAAAACACCAGCAAAAGATTTTTGAAAAGTTTTTGTAAACTCAGCAGAAGGCCCAAGGTTTCCATTCATAGCAGCAAATAACGGGACACTTGTATTATTTCTTATATGAGCACCAACAGATAACAAGGTTTTGTTGTATTGTCCTACTGTCTTTAAACCTAACAAACCCTTGTAAACATTTTTTAAAATGTTAGGCATAGTATTCATAAAATCTTTTGATGATCCTGTAACAGCATCAACAAAAACTTTTGGTGCATAGGTATCTTGTAAAGCACCTTGCTTGTCATTAAATTTTACATAATCAACGCCATCTATTGTAACGTCATCTCTTAGTGAAGGAATTTCTTTTCCTGTCTTTGGATCTTTTTTAGGAGCAATTTGTTTTCCTGTCTTTGGATTTATTTCAGGAGCTTTTAACACATTTATTCCTTCAGCCGTTAATTGATCAGGAGTCTTTAAAAAAGATGTGGTTCCTAATTGTTTTGCATTATCATTAATTAATCTTATATCATCATAAACTTTTATATTTCCTACTGAAGTAGCAATTTTAGATATAGTAGAAGTAGCTGCAAAAGTCTCATCTACTAAAGCTTTTCTCCACTCAGATCCTTCTTTGTATGTAAGAGGAGTTATCTCACCTAAAGCTTCCCTAACTTCAGGTAAGTTTTTTAATGTTTTTCCTTTTAGTAAGCCACCTTTTATATTGTTTACTAAAAGTTCTGGAGTTTCGTGAGGATTTAAAGAGTTTTTAGGATTTCTTATATCATCAAAAATTTGTATTGCTTTAGATGTTCCAAGAGGATCACCCTCAAGTCCTGCTACTGTTTTAATTTTATCAATGGCTGCATCGTATACTTCTTTAGATGGCTCAAAACCAGAATCATTTATAGCTCTGTAAAGAGTTGTTCCATACAAACCTCTGTTTTTAAGTAACGCATCTTTAAAATTTTGATCCAAAGTTAAACCTGCAACAGTAGGTCTATCAGAAACTAAATCAAATAATAGTTTTTGTTCTAATTCAAATATTGTTTTATTGTTTTGAACTATAGAAGATATTGCATTATTAGGATCTATCCCTAGAGCTTCGTAATCTATTTTGTTTCCTGAACCTTCAAAGCTTTTAATCTTTTTTAAAGCTTCGTCTTGAAGTTCTTTTGCTTTAATTCTTTTTGCATCGTCAGCTAAAGAAGGAAACTGTCTTTCAACAGCAAGCAAAGGTGCTCTATAAGTTGATATAGATTTAACTAATTCTAAAGAGTCTTTATCATTTAATTTACCACCATTGGTAACAGCATCTTCCATTGTTCTTCTTATCTTATCTCCAGCATCAGCTATTTCTAATCCAAGATTAGATGCGTACGCTTTTTGTGTTTGAAATACATCTGATATTAATTTATTATTTTTTGTAGTTTGTTCAAAAGTTCCACCGTAACTAAAGTTTTTTCTTAAGTAATCAAATAAATTTTTATCTGCTTTGGTTGCAGAAGCAAGAGCTCCATTTGGGCTAACTTTTTTAGCTAATGCACTCATGTAAGGTGCTATTAAATCTAATCCAACACCAGCTGTTTTAAGAGTTCCGCCTACAACCTTGGGTGCAGCGTAAACAAATGATGCTGTTTCAGCAAACACTTGCATTCTTTCTTTTAGTCTTGCAGCTGCGGCATCTCTGCCTGCAAGATTCTTAATTCTTTCTTCGTCACTTTCTTTATCAAAGATCATGTCAGCAAAAGTATCAACATCATCTGTAGCTACAGCAGCATCGACTGCACCTATAGCTCCTAGTTGTTTTACTTTACTTAATTTAGATAGAGCACTTGCTGTGCCAAGACCAGGTATACCAAACTGAGCAATCATTTGTGCTGTCTTACCAGCAGTGCCTTCTACTTCAGGTTTAATACCTTTAAAAAATTCGTTTACATTGTCAGTTACTTCTGTATTGAATAAAAGATCAATACCAGTTGTCGGTATGGTGACAAGTCCTTGAGGTATAGAGACAACACCTGCCGCTATTCCTCTACCTATATCTCCTGCTAAAGAACCAGATGATCCAGTTCTTTTTCTTTTCATTGATTTTTGTTTTGCTTTTTCTATTTCTTTAGGATCATTACTATCTACAAATAATTTTCTTCCATCCTCAAGAACCACTAAAGGCACTGTTATTCTCCAGCTACAATCATCTCAGCTAATTGTGTTATGTCTCCGCCAGTTTGTTGAAACATTGCTAAGAAACTAATTAAATTTACTTCATTTCCATTAAGATCAGTTAGCTTTCCATCTTTCTTGTTTGTTAGTTCTTTTCTAAATTGAGCTAATAAAGCAGCTGCTCCAGCTATTGCTGTTTGATCTATTGGAGAAGCACCAGCTTGAATTTTTTGTAACTTTTTAATATCTTCATCACTCATTGCTAGTAACTGTTCTTGATCTGTCATTGCATCTTCTTGTCTTGCACCCTCTGCCATAGCAGCTTGACCAAAGTCAGCAATGGCATTTCTTGGAACAAAGCCTTCACTTGGTTGCATCATAGCTAAGAATCCTGCCATCATTTGTTTTGCAAACTCAGGATCTCTACTAACTTTTTCCATATAGCTTGATGGAAAAGCTTTTACATAATCAAGGAATACAGGTGATTCTCTTCCTGCTTCCATTGCAATCTCCATGGTTTTTTGTTTAAGAATATCTTTTAGTGCGTCTGAATCATTAACTTCTTCAAGTCCTGATACTTTTTCTTGAGGAGGTGAAACTTTAGTTTTTTCATCATCGCCTGTTAATCCCATATATAAACCTGCTGCTGGAACCCCACCGTAACCAGCCGCTCTAATTGCACCTGTTACTGCACTTCCCTCTGGTCTACCTGGATTTTTACCAATACTTCTTAAGGTTGATTGAATTAATTTTCCACTGCCAACAAAAGGAGCAACCATTTCTGATGGAATAACTTTAGGAGATGCTGGTTTAGTTTTAGTAATATTTTTACTAGGCTTAGGCTTAGGCTTAGGCTTAATTTTTTTAATTAAAGATCCTATTCCTGATTTTGCTAATCTATCTCTTAATGCCATAATTATTGCTCCAACGTATAGCCTTCAGGCACTTGGTTATTTTCAAATAAATAATAATCTTCATCTACTGGATCATAATAAAAATAATTTCCAGAATCTTCATCAAGATAAGCCACGCTAGGATTGGTGTAATCTTCGCTCAAGCCTTCTTTGATTGCATCTCCAATGGTATAAGCAAAAGCTCCTCCAGCTGCTGTATTTGTTACTGGATTAGAAAGTTTAGATGCTGCGTTAGCAGCTTTTCTTATTTTATTTCCTGTGCTTAATGCTTTTATTCCAGCACCAGCTAATCCCAAACCTGGAATTGCCATTGCATAATCTAAGGGATTATATGGATCAAAAATTAAACCATCTCTACCGAAATATTTTGTCCCTGCTTCACCGCCATCAGCAAATCCTTGTATACCACGTCCTCTAAGAATATCTTTTTGAGTTACTTTGCCGTCACCTGTTAGATCGGGAAAGCCACCGTCTTTTAATCTTACAGGCTCCATACCTGACATTATTCCTTGCATTACAATACCTTAGCGTAGTCAACAGCATAGTAACCATCTTTAACTACTACTG